AAGGATATAAACCCGGCGGCGCGCAAGGGCTTCAAGAAGGCAGCGCTATCAGACCAATTGGCGGGCAAGCTGTCGGTGCTATACGGCGGCGGCACCTTTGACAGCATGGCGCGCGGATCGGCGCGCATTGAATACGACGGGGAAATGCAGTCGGTCGAAACCACACCTGAAGCGGATGCAATGTTGCAGCAGGTTGCCGATTGGCTGCTGCGATACGCCGATGAAATGGGGGAGCATACGGGCGAGGCCAGCGTCGCGATGATCCGCCGCGCCTATGAGATGATCGCCAAGATCAGCTTCATCCTGGGGCTACATAGCGGCACCAGAACGGCGGAGCATGTGCGCTGGGCATTTGCCTATGTCAGGGACGAGATAGACGCCAAGGTGGCGCTGGTGTTCGCCAATGATAACGCCAGCAACCGGCCCGACGAGGCGATGGCGGCGCGGGTGCTGAACTTCATTGACCCGGAAAAAGGCGCGACTATATCCGTTTTGGCGAACCGTATGAAAACTTCGCAAGAGGTTTTGGCGCGGATCTTGTCCAAAATGCAGGGGGCCGGGATGATCGAGGAACGCAGCCTTGGCCGAAAATATCGCGGCAAGACAGTGACGGCGTGGTTTGTGGCGGAGTAGCCAAAATAATAACCTACTAAAACACTAAGGCACCTTCGGGTGCCTTTTTTGCTTCTAAGGGCAGATGTTAAACGAAAGCTAAATCCGCAAGATAAGATGTAATCGCTTGATATTAAAACGAAAATTGCATGTTTCACATCTTGCAGATCTTACACCTAGATAGACATAGAAAAGGGATAGAGGGATAGCCTTAAGGGGGTCTCTATAGGGGGTTTTGGGGATAAGAAATAAGTATATCTATTATAGATAACTTTAATAAGATAGACTAAGCCATTGGTCTCAAAGGGTTTTTTCTTAAACTCGCTTTATTAAGATGCGTTTACGATGCTTAAGATGCTTTCTGGCGATTTTTTTCGCCCACCTCGATCTTTCCGCTTGCCCCGCGCGGCGAATGTGCTAGGGTTAAAAAAACGGAGGAACATATGGCAGACCATAAGCACATCGACCGAAAAGCCAAACACAGGATTCTCAATAGCGCTGGATACGTCCACGCAAGCGGATGGATCGACGAGCGCGATAAGCCAGCGTTTGACCGGATGGTCGCCGAGGCAAGGGATGGCGTGGACATGATCGTAGAGAAAATGGGGGAGAGAAAAGCAAAATGACTAGCCAAGACACATTGCAGGATATGGCCGATAAGTTCGAGGCATGTCAAATTTGCAAAGGTGAGGGGCGCGTCAAAGTTGGCTGGCATCCGGTCAGCAATGTCAAGATCAAGGTCGAATATGACCCGTGTCCAGGCTGTCAGCCCGGTCCGCATGGGTTTCATGCAAGGCAAGCGGCAGATCATATCCGCGCCTTGATCGCACAATCCACCCAACAGCAGGGGGACACACAATGATTGATCAGACAGAGATTGCGGCGATGGTGGAGAGGCTGCGGGACGGAAAGCTGACGTGGGGCGATAGATGGGGTTCCGCCGACATGCTAGAAGCCCTATCCGCTGAACTTCACCTAATGAAAACCGCAGGTGTGATTGAGGTCGCTGTGCGCAATCCGTCTGTGATGGAGTATGTTAAGCATTGGGAAGATCGTGCTACAAAGGCTGAGGCCCAACTCGCTGTCAGCGAGGCTGCACGGGTGGAGGCTGAGGCGAGGGGGCTTTCACGTTCGACGGGGCTGATTGGTTCTGGCGACCAATGGATCCTGATGACAACGGGGATAACCCCGCCGAGTGTATCCATCATGCTTACTTTGGTCATTTCACCGTATGCGAGATTGCATCCAGCTATCGGGGGCCAACGCGATTTGGATTCAACGCGCCCGTGCTTGACCCTGAAAGCGATGATGAAGAGTTCCTGCACTTCGCAACGAAGGATGAAGCAATCGCCGCCGCACATGAACGTCGAGCCGCCCTCAAAGGATCCAAGCTATGACCCTACGCGAGCGCATTGCAGACTGGATCAGCGGCGGGGCTTTGAGCCGTGCGCAAGACCGCCTTGATCGCATCGCCGCATGTGAAACCGCGGGGGCTAACGCCACGGTGCGCAAAATGGCACGTATTGCACGGGAAGGACTGGAATGACCCCCGCAATCGAATCCGCGACCAACGCGGCAATCGGGATGCTGGTATCAATGGCAATAACACACTTCTGTCTCGGCTTTCCGGCCATGCAATCGGCGGGCATTACCGCCGTGTTTTTTGTAGCCAGCTTTGCGCGGGCTTGGATTATTCGAGAGGCGTTTAAGAAATGGGAGATATAGATCGACTTCATACCGTCGAGGCTCTTATGTGGGGCGGCATCACCCCGCCGCATCATGGCCGAAAAACACAATGCCCAGAGTGCAGTCACTTGCGCCAAAAACCACGCCATAGGTGCCTTGCAATATACGAACGATCGTGGGGGGTCGAATGGAAGTGCTTTAACTGCAATTTCCAAGGGTCAGAGGATTTGCCGTATATTGACACAACACTAAACGGAGAATATCCTACACAAGCGAGGCTAGTCTGGCCGGATGAAAAGGGTCACGCTGCACCCCTGCCTCGCATACATGCAGCAACAACCCAAACGCAGCGAGGTTGATATGTCCTTACAGGAATATCGTGAATTCATAGCATCTAGGTCAACAATCTTGCCTGATCGTGGCTTTGCGTCACACGGGGCAAACCCGAAAACAAAGCAACACCAGTCTAATGTTCTGGACTTTGCAACAAATGCAGGCCAATCCGCCGCGTTTCTTGATACTGGCCTTGGAAAATCATTCATCGAGCTGGATTTTGCCCGCCAGTGCTGCGAAGAAACCGGAAAGCCTTCGCTGATTTTGACGCCGCTTGCCGTTGCTGGCCAGATGATCCGAGAGGCTGTAAAATTTGACATTTATGCGCGCCAGATCAAAGATGCCGATGAAGTAGGCAGTGGCGTCATGGTCATGAATTATGACCGACTGCAAAAGATTGATCCATCACAATTCGGCGCGGTGATCCTAGATGAAAGCAGCATCTTGAAATCATTCGCAGGGAAAACCCGCATGATGTTGTTGGATGCTTTCAAGGATGCGCCATTCAAACTTGCTGCAACTGCAACGCCAAGCCCTAACGATCATATGGAGCTTGGAAATCATGCAGAATTCCTTGGCATCATGCGCCAGCAAGAAATGCTTTCGAAGTGGTTTATCAATGACACGTCAACTGCATCTCAAGATTGGCGTCTAAAAGGTCATGCTGTCGAAAGCTTTTGGGAATGGGTAGCAAGTTGGAGCCGTTGTGCTACGTTGCCTTCTGATCTCGGAGGTGATGATACAGGATACATTTTGCCCGATGTTGTCCGTACGTTGCACACCGTAGAAGCAGACAGATCAACAGGTGCTGATGGAATGCTATTCCGCATCCCGGAATTGAGTGCAACCAGCTTTCATGCGGAAAAACGTCTCACTATGTCAGATCGGGTAGATAAAGCCGCAGAACTGGCAACGCATGACAAGCCCGTCACGGTTTGGTGTGAAAGCAACGATGAAAGCCGGGAACTTGCAAAACTCATTCCAGATGCGCGCGAGGTTCGGGGAGATATGACGCCGGAACAAAAAGAGGCGTTACTCCTTGGGTTTGTAGATGGCGATTTCCGCGTAATGGTCACAAAGCCAAAACTTGCGGGGTTTGGCGTCAACTGGCAACATTGCGCGCATGCTGTGTTCGCATCCATCAGCTATAGCTATGAGCAGCACTATCAGGCCGTTCGCCGTTCGCATCGGTTTGGACAGACTGAGCAAGTCCGTAACGATATTGTTGTCGCAGATACTGAGATGGCGATTTGGGATGTGATCAACGAAAAAGGTGCAAAGCATGATGAAATGAAACGGCGCATGGCTGTTGCCATGAAGTCAGCGCAGACGAAATCAGAAACACGGGTAAAGTATGATCGGCCAATCAACATTGCCTTTCCAGAATGGCTAAAGTCGGAGAATGCAGCATGAAACACGCAGAAATCAAACAGCCAGAATTTCAAGGCGCAGGATGGGCACTGCACAATAGCGATTGCATTGAAGGTATGCATGCAATGCCGGAAAATAGCGTTGATCTGACAATTTTTAGCCCGCCATTTGGTGACCTGTTTGTTTATTCAGATAGTGAACGCGACCTTGGGAACGCAGGGACCGGGCAGAAATTCATTAACCAATACAAGTTTTTTGCAGAGGCGCTAACGCGGGTTATGAAACCTGGTAGGATTGCTTGCGTCCATTGCACAGACTTGCCAATGCGCAAGGGGCGTGATGGTGCTATCGGATTGCAAGACTTCTCTGGCGATCTGATCAAGTCGCATACTGATGCAGGGCTTATCTATCATGGCCGCGCAAC